AGAAAAACAAATTGTCAGCCATATTTAATGGAATTTGTTTCATTAATTTCGTTTAATGGTGTAATGTTGTATCCACAAATTAAAAAAACAAAAGAGATTAATACAAATTTACCTTGTGTTGGGTACAAAACAGATATTGAAGCTGCATATTCTAGGGTTGGTGAATGTATGAGGGTTGGTTGTAATCAAAGTTTTTTATATTTTTTTGAGAGATTACACAATATATGTGTAGCAGAAGCCTATTCAATATTGCCTGGAATGGAGAATTCATATTCACAAAATTTTAAAGACATGCTAAACACCCCTATAGAATTGATGGGTTTGCCTGATTTATTGCCATTATTTTCATTATATTGTAAAGGAAATGGTAATAACTATAGATTGTATACTTATGGTAATGAATCCACAAAAAATAAAATTATAAAATTATATCAATTAGGTCGGAAAATAGAGGAAAAAGAAGATTATATGTCTGAAAACATTGACTTTGCATATAGTCTATTTCATGGTAAATTTTATTATGAGTTTGATAATAAAAACATTCAAAAGTTAAGGAAAGTAATAAATTGGGATTCTGAATCTTTGAGAACCTTCTGGAAAGAACATATATCATATAAATTTTTAAAACCAAAAGATACAGAATTATTATTGAAGTGGTTGAAGTCCATGTTTTTTAATAGATCATTTGTGGAAGCTTATACAAAAAGTAATAGAACAAAAATGACAATGAGATTATCAAAATTTGTAAAGGGGAAAATTATTAAAATGTTTATTAAAAGTGAAGAATTATTAGAGAAATATATAAAGAATATTCCAGAATTATATACAATAAAGGAATATATAAAAAAAACACAAAGTTTAATTGATAATATTGAGCCAATTTTGACCAAAGATGAGGAAATTCAACTACAAAAGGTTATAACAAAATGTGATCCAACATACAGTGCTATATACACATTATTGAAAAATATTAAAATTGAGGCTATATATGACACAAACAGGTTACCACCACAAAAAGCCATAAAAACACCTATAAAAATCGGTTCCTTTGATATAACAAATAGCCCTGAAATAATTATACAATATTTGTTTAATTATCCTGATTTTATTAAAGACAACAGAAAAACAATTTCAGAATATTCATTAGAAAAAGATATAGAAATGATTAAATCAAGATTACCACCATATGATATAAATAATTTAAATACAATGTTTGTATTATCTGTTTTTAATGATTTAAAAATTTCAAAAGAAAGACAAATCATAACAATGGGATATAATAGGAACTCAAATACCTTAATAGATCAGATTTGTGATATTTATACATACAATTTCTACCCACACAAAAAAACAAGAGTTATAATACATGGTGTTGTTCATGTTATTGACCCTTTTACAAACAAAACTTTATATTTGAAAGGACAAAAACTCTCTCCAAGTATGCATCAACAATGTGTAGAAAACTTAACACTACTATACACTTATTTAAAATGCAAAAAAAATTTAAAAAACAACGAAATAAGAAAAATATTTGATGATATTAAATTTGAGGATAAAAAATATAGTGTAACACTAACCCCAAGAGAAATTTTAATGGAACCAAATCAAACAATTTTGGAAACATTTAAAAGTGATAATGTTTTTATAAAATGTTACTCTTATCTTAGTGCAACAATTTATGGTAGGAATGAACTATTAAATGAATTGGTTGACTCTGTTTATGCATATAGCTATAAGTACAATCAAAAAGCAGATTATTATGGTGAACAATATCATGGTGAAACTATAGGGCTATTCACACATATGCACAAAGCATTTAAATTTGCTACAATAAATAACAACAATAATAAAGTTGCCCTAATTTGTGTTCAACCGAATTATAAATTATTAAATCTACATTATAATATCGTTTTAAAACTAACAAATAACATTACAGAAATGGAATTCCTCAGAGAACCAATGAAAAACAATATCAAACAAAGTACTTACTTTCAGAATCAAGAAGAATATGATAATTTTTGTGAAAAACACAAAATATTATATGTATACTATTTAGAAGACAATAAAATCTTGAGTATCCCGATTAAAGACTATGATATAAAGAATGAGTGTTTACCATTATTCAAAAGTGTTAGAGATATTGAAACAACATCTGATTATAAGGGAAAATTACATGGCGCAAAACCAACTATTAGAGAAGAAAAATTGTCAGTTTTTTTAGGAAAGGAAAAGATATTTATGTTACCTGTTTGGAAATGTAGACAATTTGATAATATATTGTACACAGGTGAAGATAAACTAATAAAGGTATTATTAGAAAGAGGAAATTTACAAAATTATCTTCACGAGCAAGAATTAAGTATACAAAGAGATAAAAAACTATTATTTGATATTGATGAAGAGATTTTTTTTAGAGATATAATAAATAAGAAGATATATGATTTCTATGATACCAAAATTTTAGATCTATTATTGGACACTTCAGAAAAAA